AATCTACTTTAGGGTTTGTTTTAATTGGCAAATGAATTCTCATTAGTGTGCCTGCGGTAACACCAGCATCAGGCTCAACTTGATCTGTGTGTCTAGTTAGCTCACCTCCACCTGGAGCAAGGCGCATAAACCGAATTCTTTCTTGTGTTCCTAATCCAAGCAGTTTTACTACCTGCTCTACTTCTGGAAACTTTTCTCGCATTTCTGTATCTTGCAAAGTAAAAGATTCGTTGGCGTGTTCTTTATTCCACGCTTCGCCCATACACACAGGTTTTGATATAAACGAAGGGTCGCTGGAGAATCCTCTAAGAGAAATGGCAGACCACGCTTTACCCTTATTGTGTTTTGAATAATGGTTTGCATATTGCAAATCAAATTGATCTAACTTTTTAGCTATAGCTTCACACAACTGTGTTAGGTCTGGAGTGTTTAATTTTACAAGAGACAGCTTTTCTGCTGGATCTACATAAGGGTGCTCTCTTGGTGTTTTGGCAGAAACAGCATCCCTAAAGTAAATGCCATATATTTCTGAAAATGTTGTTACCTTTATACCAATCTTTTTAAAACCTGCTCGCTCAATAATTTTTCTCTGTGTTGCATCTTCTTCAAAGATGTATGCCCAAGTGGATTGTGTATCATCTTTTGTTACCAAATCTCTAACGGCATTAACCATAGTATCTACAGAGCCATCTGTATCTAAACCAATGGCATTAATAATTCTATCACCCTTTAGTCTTTTTCCTATAACAACATCATAGTACATCACAATCTCGGTGCTAGTTTTTGCAACGTGGGTGTCAACATAGCCAGCATGGGGAATATGAACAAGTCTTTCCTTTGAAAGCGAATCGGCAATCTTTGGTCCATTCCATTGTGCAAATGGTGAAAAAGCAAACTTGTTGTATTGCGAAAACGATTCCTTTATTTCGTTTATTTTAGTGATGTCAAATCCTTTTTGCCAAGGCTTTTTTGGTTGATTGTCAACCGAGGGTGATTCGGTATCAAAAGAAGTTTGTGTTGTCATTTTTCCTCCATTAATGTTTTTCTGGGCCGTGCTTTATGGCCTTGTATTCTTTATAGCACATTTCGGCAATCTCTGGCCTATATAGCTCCGGATTATACTCATCGATTGTATAATATATTCCATCCTCAAATCCATGACAATATATTTCTTTCTCGTTTAACTCTTGCTGGCGAGCGTTTCTTCCAACTGAAATTGTGTAAGTAGTGGCGGCGCCAACAAAAAAATTAAATACGGCAACTAATATTATGACAAAAAACAAACTCATTGGTTATCCACACTATTTTCTATTTCTTATTTTTTTCATTTGGTCTATTGCGGCATTAAAGCCAGTGTTGTATCCCAAACCAAAAATGGCAATATTATGCAACACAAAAAATAATATTCCAAATGCCACATCAACTCTGGTCATCTTCTAACTCCAGTTGTTTGTTAATTCTTTTGACCAACTCTTCACTTGATACATTTGCCAAATTTTCACCCTTCAAAGAGGAAATAGTTTCGACCTTTTTAAGAGCAAGCATAATACAATTTAGGCGGCGTGACATTAATATTGAAGACTCCATTCTGCCTGCTAGTCGACCTAAACTAAAACACAAAAAAGATAAAAACATAATTACAAAAAAATGTATTGTTACCATTTTAAAAACCTCTTGCAGAAATTTTCGTTTACCTGAACATTGTCTCGCATCCAAAGTAAAATTCTAAGGGAACTATTAATGCGATCCAACTGCTGCATAAAATAAATCTTTTCATCAGGAGACAGTGGCATTTTTAACTTCTCCATATACACAATATCAAACTTGTTCATACTCAGTGTGTCGATTAAAAAATCAATCTGGTTTAAAATTGTTGTTTTTCTACTATTGAAAATTTCTTTCGATAGAGGTTTTCTGTATCGTGGAAGAAATAAGCTCCTGAATTTTGTCAGCAATATCTTTGCAGGTTCCAATATCTTCAACATAATCATCTTTTATCTCTATGGTAATGGTTGCTGCTATATCATAATCAATATACACATCAAGTCTTTTTTTCATCGGACTTTACTCGCACAATTTCAGATAATTCTTTTCCAGCTATTGTGGCAATTACACTAGATTGATAAAACGTTTTTAATGATTGCATAATCTTTTCGTTGTCTTTTTGCTGCATCAAAACGTCTATTCGATTTAATAGCTCATTATATGTTGGATGAAAACTTTCTGAATATTCACCTGGAACATATTGAACATCAAAGTTATCTTTATCGAGCTTTAATTTTCCACCATATCGATATAGAGCATATTGTCGTATTTGATCCTCAACCTGATCAACATCAGAGGTATTACAAAGATGTCTCAGATAAAGTTGGCTTGCAAACTTGCATCGTTTTTCCTTTATGAGAAACACATCTTTTCGCCATACAGCATCATACAAAGCAGGAATATCCCCTATAGGCATCATGAATATAAACTGCTCAACATCACAATTTTTTTCTGGCCAAAAGTTTTTAAGATTAATGTGCGGTGATAGTGATTGCCGTGCTTGTTCGGCACGTTTCTTGTGTTGATCGCCTCGCAAAAATTTTTCAACAAATAGTGCCGACGTGTTTTTGTTATACCAAGAAACAGATTGTTTATCTTTTCCTTCCTCAAACTTCTTGAGATTGATTAACAAAGATTGTGTTTTGTTTTGCTCCAAAACAGCAAAATAGCAATAATCATCCTCAACTTTTTGATTGTTTTCATCAGTAAATGGAAAAACCTTTATGACATCAAATGAAGATTTTTGTGCTTCATATGATTCATAGACTCTGACATCTATGCCATAGTTTTCTGCAACATACTTTGCTAATTTAATTGTCAGTAAAACATCAGAAAGAGATTCGTGGGCTTGCACTTCTGATTGCTCTAAAAGACCTAGGGCACGAGCAACAGATTCTAATTTAAAAATTGGCTTTCCAGTATCTGGTCTCTTTTCTAACTTTTCGTAAAATTCTGCATTATCACAAGCAAGGCGACGAACAACATGCAGCATATCTCCATACTTAATGGATCCTCCAAAGTAAGGATTCAATCCATTTCTAATCATGCTTGTTCTAAGATACGGAACATCAAATCTATTTGAGTTATATCCAACAAGCCTAGTGTCGGTCCACTCAACAATTCCTTGAATGTGTTTCTGTATTTTAGCAAGAGCAATATGTTCAAGATCTCTAGCTTCTTTATTGTGTTCTAATATGTCAGTTTTTGTTGCAACTATCGCATCTGGGGAAGGCAGTTGTGTTCTTGATATTTTAATCTTATCTCGAAAACACGTTTTTATGTTCCAGTCAGGACCAATCTCCACAAAAGCATAGTTGAGTATTTGTCCCACAGGATTTAAGTCTGTGGTTTCTAGATCAAAAAATATGGTATTCATAATTAAACAACTTTAAGGAGTATAGTATCTCCATTAATTCTTCCAGTCAACTTTTTTTCTTTAGATCTAATTGTTGGAAGAATTTTTCTTAGTGCAACTTTTCCAGCCTCTAAAACTTTTGGTAAAATTTCTTCTGGCTTTCTTAGCTTTTTACACAAAGACTCGCTGGCATCATAGTTAAGAATTGTACATCCTTTAACTGAAAATCCATGTGAGTTGTTACAAACATAAACTCCAAGAGTTCTGTATTTTGTGTTGTACACCCAAAGTTGAGTTGCACCAACAATTTGAGTTGGAGGAATACTCTTTAATCCCTCAGACTCTTTTTGATATTTAAGTTTAGCTGTCTGTTTTAATGCGGACTTTGGCTTCTTAACTCTTGGCGCTCTGTTGTTTAGTGATATTTGTTTAGCAACATCACACCAGCGGCGTGACTCGGATACAATAGATTCCACAAAAGCAATATACTTTTTCATTTGAGGCTTTTTAAGATGTGAGTACGCTTCTTTTAATTGTTCACACTCGCCCGCATCAGCCTCTTGAAGCTCGCTTAATACCACAGACTCATAATATTCAGCAATATTTTTGGCATGTTGGTGCTTGACGGCATTTGTTTTTAACCATTCATACACATCAAACGAAGTTTTAAGTCCACTTAGCAAAAATTCATCCTCTCTTGCAGCGAGTTCTCCAAGTAAATTTCTAAGTTGATTTTCTAAATGATCTTGGATGCCTGAGCGTTTTTCGGACAACTCTGGTTGTTTTGATGACTCTTCTTTTGCATCCACAACCTGTAAGACTTTGGCACGCTCTTCTTGAATTTTGTTGTCGTATTTTGTTGGAGTAACATTTCCGTTTATTAGCTTTATTCTACACAACCATCCTATGGTATTAGAAATGGATATAGAAGAACACTCCTGAATTTGAGTCAGTCGATATGGAGCTTCACCAGACTGTTTTAAAAACTCAATAAAATATTTTTTGGCATCATCAGCACTTTTGTTATAGTTGTACCAATTTAACATCTGTGCTAACTGACATTCCTCTTTTTCTGGATTCCATCTTGGCTCATCATCAGAGATTTTCATTCGTGTTCGTGTTTGTTTTGCCATAAAATAATTGGAATAATAAGCTAAACTAGACACTCATAATAACACAACAGGTCAGATAGTACAATCAAAAAACACAGGTTTTTAGTAAAGTAATATCAACAAGTTATAGTAGGCAAAATCAATAGGAACGGAAGAAACTTAAAAGCCGTAGTGTGACTCATGTAGGCGGTTTTTAGCAACTATTCAACGTCCCCTAATAGTTGAAATCCATATTTGGCAACATAATATGAATCAATAATATCAGACATTGGTGAGTCGCCTTCATTACAATGGATAGTGGCAGAAATGTCAAATTCAGTTTCTTTAACAAAACTTTCATACATTGACATCTTATTGGAATTTCCTTTTCCCGTAGCAAACTTTTTTATGGAAGGGGGTGAAATTTCAACAAACGAAACATCTCGTTCCCACAATCTGTGCTTTAGCAATCCAGTGTTTTCTCCAATATGAAACACAACACCTTTGGATGCATATGCATATCCTTCTATAAACACATTTGCGTGAAGTGGTATTTTGTCTATTGCCCAGGCTGATATTTTTGCAAAGCGATCTTCTTGTGTCTTGTAATCAACTTGACTATCGCCATGAAACAGTTTAGTTTTCATGACACATTTTTTCTTTGGTGTAAGAAAATAAAACTTACAGTTCGACAGCGACCAAATGTTGCCCATATGGACACATATACTTGGCGATGACATAGAATAGTCTATGCCAACAACACACCTAGTCATCATCTAACTCATCGTCATCTTCTATGTAATATTTGTCATCATCAAAATCATCATACTCATCAAAGTCTTTAAGAAATGGTCGTTCTTCGTCCAATGTTACGGCATCGCCGCAGAAAGGACACAACTCTGGTATAAGTTTTGTTTTATCAGCAGTTTTAATTACAACATCAAAAACAACTTCACACTCATGACAGCTACAAGCACGTTTTTTCTTTCCCATTAAGTAATCTCACAATTTCCAGCCACGCAAGCCAACTCTTGTGTGGATGTTGTAGTATCTTCCTTCTCGTATATATGTAATTTTGTCCAGTCAACATATTCGGGCATTTTGGATAATAGTGCTTGATATTGTTCACGAGAACAATCTTGGTATGGAGCTTGTTTATACACATGATCACTAAAGGGCAGAAATGATATGCCCGAAATATGGTCAAAGTGTTTATACACATATGCTGCCACATCCAACCATTCATGCTCTTTGACAGATATGGTTATGGATACAGTATGCTCTGCCCAAAACTTTTTGTAAAACAACCACAATTCAAGATGCTGGATTGCAGTTAAAGA